GGGATTTGAATTTGGTCCTCCTTCATACCATTGTAAAATTCAAGCAGTAGCTTAAATTAAAATTGAAGATTAGGGTGGACTTCCACCTCCACCCTTTTCTTCTGCTATAGTAAGGAAGATATGATAAGTTCAAAATTAGCTTTAATAGATGTTTCAGCAGATAATAACGATTCTTTAGGTGTTAAAGCCGAAGGTATGTTACTTTGTGGCGTACAATTTCCTGCAGCTATGACAGGTACAGCAATTACATTTGATTTTTCTTTAGACAACAACTCATGGGTTGATGTTAAAGAAACAGATGGAACTGAAGTAAGTTATACAGTTTCAGCAGGAGATGTGTTAAGAGTTGACCCTAGTGGTTGGGCTTTTGCAAGTAATGGTTACATCAGAGTTTCATCTAATGGCACAGAAGCAGCAGACAGAAAAATAATATTACATTTTAGACATAGTTAGGAGATACAAATGGGTATGCTCTTAATTTTAAAAGAAGGTAGAAATCTAACTATTGAAAATAATATAGGAGATTTAGAACCTTCATTTCCTATAATAGATGACCAAACAGTTGCTAATGGTGGTTTTGGTATAGCATCATTTGGCATAACATCATTTGGTAAAGCGGAGGATAGAGTAGCTTAATGAGTACAAATATTGGCAATTTAGTAGATAGAGTTTATAGAGAATATCTTGAACCTATGGATGACTTAACATCTTACACAGTAGTAAATGAAGGCGGTACTTTAACTGCATCAGATACAGTAATTACATTTAATGGTGATTTACTTACACAAGAAGAAGAAGATGCTATGGATGCAGGAACAATTATAGAATGTGAAACAGAACTTATGCGTTGTGTGTCATTAGATACAGTAAATAACAAGGTAACAGTAGTTAGAGGAGTAAGAGGAACAACAGCAGCAGAACATATAGATGGTAGTGTATTAAAAATAGCACCTCCATTTCCTCGCAAAAGTGTTTTTGATGCAGTATGTGACCAAATAAAAAATTTATTTCCTACTTTATTTGCTGTTGAAACTCAAACAATAACAGTAGGAACAGGGTATACGCTTATAGGAAGTTTTGATGCACCAGGAACACACAATTATTTAGTTTCAATACTTAGTGCAATATCACAATACACAGATTTTAGTGCAGGTTCAGATACAACTGGTGTAAATTTTTCACCTGTAACTTGTTCACTTGTTGAGTTACCTAATCCATTTACATACACAGATAGTGATGGAGTATCAAGAACTATAACATACACCACAGGTCCTTCTACTGTACACGCAATACAGTTTGCGGGTATAGCATCTGGTCACACCGCACATGTAACATTTAAAAAGAAATTTATAGAACCTACTGCAGAAACAGATACACTTGCAACAGTAGGATTAGAAGATGAGTATGTGCCAATAATTATGGCAGGTGTAGCAGCACAAATGATGGCAGGTAGAGATATACCTACAGCTACATCAGATTATATATCAGACCAATTAGCAACAAGTAACTTTCCTGTTGGTAGTTCAAATAATGTAAGAAATTCTTTACTGCAGTATCAACAACTTCTTATTAATCAGGCAAGAAAATATTTAAGAGCCAAATATCCTGAAGCAGTATCAGTTGATGGAATGGTGTTCGGAATACAGGCATAATGCCTAGGTTAACAACACAAGCAGAAGAAAGTAATCCACAAAGAAAAGGTTATGATTTTCGTGTAGATAATCAACTTTATAGAAGTGCTATTGGTCCTGGTAGAGAAATGACCATACAATCATCTGATGTACAAGAACAAGGAGTTAATGTAAAACAGAATGCAGAAGATTTTACATCAAACATAGGTCGTATATATTCACGAAATGATTTTAGTGGTGGTTCTAATTTAGACAATGCACATAAAGCTAATGGCAATCCTAATGATGTACAAAGGTTTTGGGATAGTCAAGGTGTAGATGTTTTTAACACAGACTTAGGTAAAGGATATAATGTACAGTTACTACATACAACAGAAAAAGAACAAGCACTATCTTCTGCTGTAAGCCATATGGCAGTAGTTGGTACAAGAATATATGTATCAGATGATGAAACATTATACCATTCAGATGATGGTGGTGATAACTGGAGTACAACTACAGAAAGTTTAACTGCAGGTTATCAAATAAAAGGACTAGCTGCACATGGAGATTTACTTTATATTACAGCTAACAATGGTTCAGCAGGTGAAATAGAAACTTTAACAAGCGGTGGAACATCAACACAAAAAATGTCAGCAGCAGTATATGACAAAATATTTTCTGTAAAAGGACAATTAATTGTAAGTATAGGTAATGCTTTACATGCGTATGATGGAAACACAACTGTAGGTTCAGCTATTGTTACACTACCTTCAGGACAGACATTTACAGATGCTGCAGATGTAGGTGCTGTTGTTTTAGTTACAGCAACAGATGGAAGAATATATTCTCTTAAAGATACCGCAGGTACATTAGCGTTAAAAGGACAAACAGAAATATCAGGAGAACAACCAACTTGTATTGTTGAATCGCAAGGTATAGTTTTTTATGGTACTAAAGAATTACAAACAGGTAGTAAAGTTATTGGAAGATTATATCGTGCAGTTTTAACAGTTGCAGATGATTTGTATGTACTTGCTAATAATCAATTAATAAAACAATGGGATGTGGATAGTATAGACAATTCACCTAATGCTTTATTTACTACAAGAGATAGTGTTTATACAGGTGTAAAAGAATCAGGAAGTACAAGTTTTTTATGGAGATATTATTTACCTACAGCAGGTATAGCTAGATATTACAAAGCTAGTGCAGGAGGTACAGTAAATAATATAGTTAATGTAAATGAAAAGTTTGTATTTACTGTTACCTCTGATGGAGTATATCAACAAACATCTAACTTTGAAACTGAAGGTTTTTTAATAGCACCTCCTGCAGATTTTTTTACAGCAGAAAATAAACAGTTTGTAGAAGCTAGTGTAGAGGTAGAGGAACTTGCTAGTGGTGAAAGTGTAGAACTATATTTATCAAACAAGTACGAAGCTATTAATGATAGTAATGACAGCACTTGGGATTTAGAAGTAAATGCACAATCAGGAGTTGGTGAACAAGCAGTACAGTTATCAAGAGTAGCTAGATATGTAGTGGCAAAAATTGTTTTAAAGTCTGCTAATCAAACAACATCTCCAAAGTTTAAAGCATTTAGAGTAAGAGCGTTAGCAAGACCAGAACTTGTAGTAATACAAATACCAGTCAACATTTCTGACAGAGTTGAAAGACCTTACAGAAAACCTTTAAGAGTTAAAAATTTAGGAGAAACAATATATCAATCTTTAAAAGATAAAGAAGGTAATGCAGTAACGCTAGAAATATATGACCCTGCAGAAATAGTTAGAGGAGTAGTAGAAAATATTACATACCCAATACAAAATAATCCAAATGTTGGCAGCGTTACGCAATATGCTATACTGACTGTCAGAGGTACAAGACAGCAAACCTTTAGTCAAGTAACATCAGGCGATATACCTGGCGTAAAAGGTTTTGCAGTAATGAGATTTGGATAAAAAAATAGTATATAATGGAGAGATATGGTAGCTAGAGAAACCAATTTAGTAAACGCTTTTGAAACCACATTAGCTGCACAGTTAGCACAAGGTGGTACATCAATGAATTTAACAGCAGACCCAGGAGTAGATAGTCCTGCGTATTTTGTAATTGACCCTGATAATGACAGCAACAGAGAAGTTGTTTTATGGTCAACAGGAACTAACCACGCATCTGCAACAATAGTAAGAGATAAAGATGGTAAGCATGGCACAGCAGAAGATGCCTCTACTGCACCAACACATGCAGCAGGAACTAAAGTTAGATTAGCTGTAGTTAAACAACACATAGAAGAAGCACATGATGCTATTCAACAAGGTTTTATATTAGAAGATGGTGATGGCACAGAGGTAACAATTAACCCTTCTGTTTCATCAGGAGTTTATACAGCAAGAGAAGTTAAGTTTGTTGAAGGTGCAGGTATTGATATTAACTGGACAGATACAGACAATGGTACAGATGCAGACCCATATGATTTAACATTTACAGTTGGAGGACTAACTACATCAGAAATTGCTGCAGGTAGTTTAGTAACTGAATCAGAAACGATTGCATCAAATGATAATGACACTACATTACCAACATCCGCAGCAGTTAAAGACTATGCAGATGCAGGAACAGCTACCCTTACAAATAAAACATTAGGTGCTGTAACTTTATCAGGTGCTGTAACAGGTGGCGACCAAACAATATCAGCAGCAGTATTAAAAGATTATAATGAAACAACACAAGTTATTACATCACAGACAGACCTTGCTATAGATTTAGCACTTGGTAATACTGGTACTTTAACTATTGCTACTAATGTTGATGACTTACATTTTACAAATGTACCTACATCAGGAGTATCAACATTTACTTTGATAGTTACACAAGATGGTACAGGTTCAAGAACAATGGACATAGATGCAGTAAGTGTAAATGGTGGTGGTGATGCAACTGCTAAGACTGCAGGTGGTGCAGGACTAACACTATCAACAGCAGCAGGAGCTATAGACATACTTACATTTGTATTTGTAGGTAATACAACACCATATTTATTTAGTCAACTAGCGTTTGCATAATGGCTCCATTAGGTGCAGCTAGAGCTTTAATAACAGGTGGTATTGCTGATTTAGGTAAACTAGAATTAATACAAACACAAACTATTTCAACTGACCAAAGTTCAGTAAATTTTACATCAATTAAAGAAGATGTTTATGCAACTCATTTTTTAACAATATCTAGAATGAAGCCAGATGCAGATAACAAAGCAGTAAGAATAGAGCTATCCAATGATGGAGGTAGCAGTTATCATAGTTCAAGTGGTTATTATTGGTCGTTTGATTATATGAAAGCTAATGGTACATTTCAACATAAAGGTGCTTCAAATGATAGTCATTTTTCATTAGTGCATAACATAGGTAATAGTGGTAGCGAATGCGTTGGTGGTGCATTTGTCTATTTATATAATTTAGGAAACAGTTCAAAATTTACAACAGTAAATTATCAATTATCAGGTGTTACTCAGGACCCTGACATGATTTCAACTTTTGGTGCAGGTAAGTTTACAACTGCTGAAACTAATAATGCACTTCGTGTATTGTTTACAAGTGCTGATATAGCAAGTGGTGTGTTTTCGTTATATGGTTTGGGTGAATAATTATGCCAGGTAATTTAGAGTTTATTAAATCAGCAACATCAAGTTCTAATGCAGATATATTAAGTATTAGTGATTGTTTTACAGCAGATTATGATTGTTACAAAGTTGTGTATGTATTTGAAGATGATAGTGGTGTAGCTAATAACACATTTGTTAGATTTTTAGATAGTTCTAATGCTGCAATTAACGATACCTTTACCTATAACTATGCTTCAAGAGTTTTAAATGGTGGTAGTGGTGTTGAATTAGATGTAAGAAATCAAGGACAAAATGAAATATTTATATCTCATTTACCTGATAAAGATTTGTCTTTAGGTAAACAAAGGGAAGCTGTGTTATATGTTTTTTCTCCTCACGACAGTACAAGTTATTCATTTTTAATTGCACATTCTTATGGTGTAAATACAAGTAACGAGTTTCTTTCAGCTAAAGCTATTGGTACATTAGCAACAGCAGGAACACATAAAGGAATACAAGTTATTCATGTTGGTAGTAGTAATGGTATTAAAAGTGGTGCAACAATAAAAGTATGGGGAGTTAAAAGATAATGGCAGGTAGTTTAATAAAAATTAGTGAAGATACAGTTACATCATCACAATCAAGCGTAACTCTTTCAGGAATTGATAGTACATATGATGTACACCTTTTAGTTGTAAATGATTTTAACCCTGTAACAACTAATGCTGATGTTCATTTTAGATTTACAGAAGGTGGAACTGCTACTACAAATAGCGACTATGATGAAAGCGGACAATCAATACGAGCTGATGCAACTTACAACAATTTAGCAGATACAAACAGAGCATTTTTTGTTGGTTCAGGTAGCTTAAACAATACAGATGGTAAAGGTTTTAATATGTTTGTATATATATTTAATGCAGCGAACGCATCAATGCACACACATGTAACAATAGAAACTATTTATATGGCAGAAGATGCAACAACAATGTTAGGTATTCATGGAGGTGGTGTATATACACACAATTCCGCAGTAAATGGAGTAGAAATATCGTGTGAAGGTCCAACAAGTAATATACTTCGTGGAAAATTTACCTTGTATGGATTGTCAAAATAAAATATGGTAAGATAGGAGTTATATGGCAACAAAAGAAGAACTACAATTAGAAGCAGATGCTGAAGTAGAAGCAGCAAAACCTATAACCAAGTCAGTTGATGGTGTAACATCTGAATTAACAGAAGAAGAATACGCACAACATAAAATTGATATAGGCAACTATAAATGGGAAGAACAACAATTTGGTTATATTTCTGCAAGACAATCTGCATATGGTTCTATTGCTAATCAGTTAGATATGATGTATTGGGATGAAGTAAATGGCACTACAACATGGAAAGACCACATAGCAAAAGTTAAATCAGATAATCCTAAACCTGAATAAATAATATGATATAATCCAAAAATGGATTACATAATAGGATTTTTATTAGGATATTTTTTAAAAGAAATATTTGTAATTCTAAAACAATTAAGCAACAATAATTATTCTGAAAAAGAATGGGATTGGATAGAATGAAAACACAAGTTAATCTAAGTCAAGTGCTGCAAGGTGGATTAGCTGCATTGGTGGGATGGCTATTCAAAACTGTAAATGATTTACAACAAGAAGTATCTGTACTTATGGTACAAATAACAGATGCTAAAGAAGATTTAATGTCTTTAGCCATGAGAGAACAGGAACTTAACTCTGCAATAACAGAGATACTTATAAAATTAGGGGGTGTATAAGTGGACTGTTGCGGTAATGGTTGTTGCGGTGGTAGATGATTGAAAAACTTCGTAAGAACATTGGTTTGGTCCTTGGTCTTTTTACTGTTTTGGGTGCTGTTGCAGGTGGTATTAATACAGCAGGTAGAATGGTTGATACATTATCTACAATTGATGAACGAGTATCTAATCTTGAAAGTATCATAGCTGAAAATCAAGTTGAAGCACAAATATCTGTATTATACGAAAAAATATATCAGCTAGAACAATCTAATTACAACAATCAATATATAGAAGATAGAGTTTTAATATTAGAACAACAAGTTTCTGATTTAGATTCTAAAATGTATGATGTAGAGTACATAGAAGATAGACTTACATTTTTAGAAGCTAATCAAAGCAATCATTATCACGATAATCAGGATTCAAATGGAGTAGAATCTTGGGAATTTGACCAATTAAAAGACAGAGTATTAGTTTTAGAAACACAATTTAATGACAAATGGTGGAAATTTGATGACTTTGATTGGCGTATAGATGAAATAAATAACACCATAAATGATTTATGGGGTTACACACATGGGCATTAATAATGATTATAATTAAAGATGATGGGTCATTTATTAAGATATGTAACTGCAAGTATGGTGATATTAATTGCAGTTGCGAACAGTCTAATTAACCCATTATCTTTTTATTTAGTTAAGAAAGAGAACAGGAGATACAATGAAACTTACAGTAGTTAGAACTCAAATGGGAACTGATGCGACCAATGGAATATTATTAGTTAATGGTTTGTTTGAATGTTATACATTAGAGGACCAATATCAAGCAGTAAAAGTTATGCACGAAACTTGCATACCTGAAGGAACATACAATATAAAATTTAGAAAAACAGGTGGATTTCATACAAAATATTTAAAAAGATATGGTAATGCTCACTATGGTATGTTGCACTTACAAGATGTACCTGGGTTTACTTATATACTTATACACTCAGGTAATACAGATGAACACACATCAGGTTGTTTAATTGTAGGAGAAACCCAACAAGACTTAGATATAAATGATGATGGGTTTATTGGCAGTAGCGTGATAGCGTATAAAAAATTGTATAGCAAGGTGGCAAAAGAATTATTAAAAGGCAACAAAGTATCTATTGAATATACAACCATAGCTAAATTATTAGAACAATCTCCAAATGCTATAACAAAAGCATTAGAAAATCCATTATCTAATTCATCTACAGATGATGTAGTTTTAGCTAGAACAGTTATGGACAAAATACAAGAACTAAAAGAAGATATTTCTGAAGTTAATGGTGGTGTCATACAAACACAAGCTATGCTTAGAGGGAGGATTATAAGATAATGTTTGAGAAATCAAAAAGAAGAAGAAACCAAGATGGTACATTCAAGAAGGATGTAGCGTGGACACCTTGGTCAGAATCATGGAGTTATAAAATGAGTGATGACTTAAAAGACATGCTTGAAAGAACCTTTTGGACTTTCGTTGAAGCATTTTTAGGTGCGTTAGTAGTAGCACCATTGGTATCTGTTGATGCCAATACTGTTCAACTTGCCGCTTTGGCAGGTGGTGGTGCAGCTTTAGCTGTGGTTAAATCTTACGCAAAAAAACAAATATCCAAATAGGATTATAACAACAGGGCAAGGGAGGTATTATGCCTAAAGTACCAGAAGAATGGGGTAATAACTTCTACAAGTCAGGGTGGCAACCAGGACTAGAAGTTAACGAACAGACAGGATTAGGTGAAATAACTCATGTCGGTACAGACCCAGATTATAGAAATAAATTTGATTCTATATTAAGAGAATGGGGATTTGACCCTAAACATTATGAAATAGAAGGTTCAGTTCGTGCATCTTCCTGGAATGTACAGTTGAAAGGTGGCAGGACTGAAACTTTTTACGCATTTAAAGGCATTGTAAAAAAGAAAAGACCAGGACATGACAAATATTTCCAGGCATTATTTAAACAAGCAGGTCGTAAACCACCTCTTAAATTAAAAACACATGGCGGTGACACCGCTTTTTTATTTTTTATGGCAGACTGGCAACTTGGAAAAAAAGATTATGGAGTAGAAAACACGATTAAAAGATACGACATAGCTTTACAAGATGCAGTAAATAGAATTAAAGAACTGCGTAAGATAGGTGTGCAGATAGATGAAATTTATATGATAGGATTAGGTGACCTTACAGAAAACTGTTATGGGTTTTACGATAGTCAACCTTTTAATATTGAACTTACAATGATAGAACAATATGCGTTGGCTAGGTCTATGATAATGAAAACTGTAGATACTTTTCTACCACTTGCTGATAAATTAATTTTGGCAGGTTCTCCAGGAAATCATGGTGAAGCATCTCGGTCACAAAAAGGTCAAGTTGTTACTAACAGATTAGATAATACTGATACCATGCACTTGCAGATATGTGGTGAGATTATGAAAGCTAATCCTGATAGATACAAAAAGGTGAAGGTAAAAATTCCTGATGGTTTTCATCAAGTAATGGACATAAAAGGTATTACATGTGGATGGACACATGGACACATGACATCAGGTGGAGGTGCTAATCCTGAAACTAAAATAGAAAACTGGTGGAAAGGACAGATGTATGGTTTTCTTCCTGCAGGTCAATGTCAAATTCTTGTGACTGGTCATTACCATCATTTTAGAAGTAAGCAGCAAGGTGATAGGACCTGGTTTCAATCTCCTAGTTTGGATAAGTCAATAGACTTTACTGCAAGGACTGGTATGTGGTCGCATCCTGGAGTATTGACTTTTACTGTTAATGAAAAAGGTTGGGATAACTTAAAGATTCTCTAAATTAGATTCTCTTTTTTTTCTCTGTATATTTGTTTCGTATATTCCAGTTTCTTTAAAATTATTTTGTTTTTGTTCCATAGCTTTTTGTGCCATAGCTTTTGCATATACTGACATAGTTTTATTATACTACCTTCCCCAACAATGTTTACTACTATTCCAATGATGCCAACCATCATTGTACACTAACCAACTAGCAAGTTTAGTAGAAAATATAGGGTCAAACCTGTTCCAACTACCAGTCATATTAATTAACTTATCTTGTAACCATGCAAATGTCGTGTCGTTAAATTGCCACAATCCTATGTCGTATGTTTTATTTTTGTTATGTCCAACAGCACTAGATTTACCTCTGCTTTCGCAATAAATAATTAATAATGCTTGTTGTGTATCTTTTTTTTCAAAAAAAGTGCTGACCAAATGTGTCCAGTTAGAAACTTGCTGTACTTTTTCATTAGTACTGTCACACCATTTGTAATCTTGTAACATGTTTGGAGTAAGCGGTCCAGTTATGTACATCATGCAGGATAAGATAATAGATTCTAGTATGGTATCTCCTTGTATGCTTTTTTGTTTCCTTTAAAATCTAATTCTGGGTAATACTTCATAGGTATATCTGAATCTTTCCATATATCTACTAATACATTAGCAGGGTACCATTTAGGTTCTGCGTTTTTATTACTAAAATACATTAATCCAACTTTAACTTCTCTGTACTTGCTGCCTTTCCAGTCCATTTCTTGTATTTTGTAATAATCTGATGCTTTAAGTCGCTTAGTACCTTTTACTTCTACAAAAAATATGTAACCTTTTTGTACAACAATATAATCAGGTAACAATAATATTTCTGTTGCATACCAAAATAAATCTAGCTTGTTAATTTTAGGGTCTGTTCCTATGCGGAGGTAATCTTTATATTCTACTAATTCTATTTTTTCTAGATAATTTTGCATGGCTATATCTGCCATATCTTCTCCACTATTCCTGGATTCGTAACTATTTTTATGTGTATTGCTCATTAATGTTCTCCAAAATATTCAGCAACTTCCCATTGTTTTTCGCAATTATGACAAGCAACTAAATCTTCATCTTTATCACCATTACGCCATCCAATAGACAAATCATGACCACAAATTTTACACTTCATTATCGCTGCCTAATTTAACCCAACATATATTGCATACACTGTGGTCTGTGTCTTGTTTTGTTAATGTGTTTGCACACAACATACAATTACCTGAATGAGGTGTAGCTTTGACATTACCAATTTCTTTTTGCTTTCCCCAAAACTCTTGTAATGGTTTACTCATCTCTTCAAAATGGTATGGCATCTTGTTCTCCTCCTTGTTCTGCTTTTTCTACAAGTGCGTGACACACTTTGTATTCCCATTTGTGTATATTGTTTGTATCTACCTCTTTGTATCTACAACCGCAGTATTTGTTTCCTTCCATATCGTAATAAAATACTTTATTAAATTTACAATTATGCGGTGACTTATGTTTAGTATCTGGTGGAGGTGGTATATCAAAATTGTAGTTAGGGTATCTTTCCTGCAACTTAGCTTTAAGTTTGTCCACATTAATTGATATACCATCTTCTATAGCCACTCTTTTGGACAATCAGTATCTCCCCATGCAGTCCAACCGCAACCATTGTTGCCTTGGTATGTGCTGCAACTCCATGAAGGTATCTTTGAAAAGCGTTCATCACTTGCCTTTTTTTCCCTGTTGTCCTCTATCCAGTCTGGACTATTACACTCTGGACATGCTCTAACAACTGCTGTTGTTACCTCACCAAATACATCTTCTACTATATCTGTATCGTTTGTATTGTTATCTAGCATCTTTAACATGTCCTCTGCTCTAGTCATAAAGACATCCATGTTTTCTTTGGTCCACAATTTAATATCCTTGTCTGCTAAACCATTATTGACTAGCTCATTGTAGGCATTACCTTTAATTGTTTGTCGTAATGATTCATCAGGAATCATAGCTGCAAGTAATTGATTAAGTTGCTTACCTACATCACCAGTTGCATTCTTTGGTTCAGCTACCATTTCATCAATTACTTTGTTCATAGCTTCTAATTCTTTTTTAGTAGGTTGTTTAACTGGTTTTTTTTCTACCTTAACTTTAGACATTTCTTCTCTACTTGGTCTAGGTTTGTTAGCACCTTGATACATCCAGTTACTTAAACTTCTGCCTAGCGAACTCGTTTCGCAGTTTTCCATCCAGGCATCAGCGTTAGCAAATCCGCCTTGTCCTTTAGTTTCCTGTGCAATACCAGTTGCTACTGGATGCGTATCATTCATATCTTTATAGATAGCAGACTTAATTGTGACACATGTTCCATCTTCAGTTATGTGTACAACTTCTGTTTCTACTCTTCCATTAGGATAATCTTTCCAGAATTTCTTTAGTCGTTCTTCTACTGTTTCGTAATTATCTAAGTTAAACTTAGCCATTAGTCCTCCTCTACTGTGTCTATTGCTTTGTAAACAAAATCTCTAGTCATGCCAATATGTTTTGCTATTCTAATTGCTGACCATCCTGCTCTTTTTAATTGCTTAATAATAATATTTCTTTTCTCTAATAATATTTTTTTATCTGTGTTGTTTTTTTCTATCAAGTCCTGGACTTCTCCTAACTTAATAGATAGTTCAGTATCTTTACTCATCTATACCACTTTCCTTTTGTATTTTATTTATTTCTTTTAAAAACTCATCTGACAATTTAAAATGTCTAAGTCGTTCTTCTTCTCTTACTCTTACTTTAAAATATGGTCTGTTTTCCCATAGTGTCATAACCGCTATGTATACAGTAAATAGTCCTAGTATTACAACAACTGTCAATATGCTGACCATAACATAGGCATAATATTCTATTAAGAATGACATTATAAATTCTCCTCATCATGTAAATGCACCTCTGGTTTATAAATAGCACCAGTAGATTCTCCACAATCATCACACCATGAATTACCATTATCAATTATTATTTGATTATGTCTGCATAAAGCCATTATTCCTCTTCCTTGTTTGTATTGTCCACTATACCATTATCTAATTCTTGTGCAACTTTCATTGTGTTTTCGTTATGGTCCTGCACAAACTCATCTAATAGTTCTGTAATGCGTTTAGTATTTAGCTGCGTAAGAACAATAGACTTTTCTACTTTTTGTCCTCCACAAGCGTTAGCTAATTTAATACACCATGCTTTAAGCAGCTTTGGTTCATCAAATATATTAGCCATACTTCCTCCTTTACTATTCTTTTGTTTGTTTACTTAATTAGTTCTTGCTTATCCATGTCGTATAGCGTAATGATAAAATGGTTTGTGTTACCATTGTCTTTTAATTCCCTTACTTTGTTTTTAGCTAAGTCAAGAGAATCAAATTCCCACACCATTGTTCCACCATATATGGATATACTTTCAACTTTATACATTAATATCCTTCTGTATAACTATGTATATAGTATAACATACTATTCAGTTATATGTGTGGATATTTTTTCTGCAATCAATAATCCACCGCTATCGTTTGGTTCTATGTCATTAAAATAGTCCTCTTGTTTTAATGTGTTTGTTATGTCTATATAACTTGCATTAATACCATTGTCTGATAATGAACCAATCATATGTTGTAGTTTTTCATTATGTGTATTAATTAGTCCTGGCAACAAGTGTTCTACAGGTTCCCACTCTGGATTCCATGTAGAATTACCCTCGTACAATCCTAAAAACATTATTTTTGCTTTTGGATAACGATACTGAAGAAGAACTGCAATCTTTTCAACATCTAACATATATCCTGAATAATGTGTGTATGTTAATACATTCATTAAGTCTGGACTTATTTCAGAATATATATCTTGTTGTATCAGCATTGTTTTATACCAATCATCAATAGTTTTATCTAACAAAAATTGTTTTTTGTCTAATAAATTGTTACCACCAACACTAATAACAAAATGTGTAGTATCTTTATCTAATGCACAAGTAGATATAAAATCTAACACTTCAACTGTTGTACTTCCATCAATAGAGTGATTAACAATAGTGTCATCTTCTAGTAATGTGTTTAGATGCTGCTCTACATCATGTTTATTTACATATAATGTATTGTCAATAATGCTATCGCCTAGCAATACAATTTTTTTATTCACATTTCTCCTTTTCAGATAATTCTAACCAAGCATCTAATCTCAATACTTCAATACATTCTGCAGGAGTGATAGTGTTTTTACCTCTAAACTCTATACCTTCTGCTAGTGGTAATTCCTGGTCCAGGCAACTACTGTCATTAAACTCAATATCCCATATGTTTTCGTTATAAATATTGATAGACTTAACTGCAACATCTACTAAACGAACATCATGTCGTGGATAAAAGTTACCAGTCAAATGCAATTTTATTTGTCTTTCTAAAGGTATATCAGTTGCTGCTATACCTCCTGCATACATACTTCCCATTACTTCTCCTCCTGTGTTTCGTTCATAAATTTTCCATACTCTAGAAAATATTTCATATCCTCCATTATTTGTTGAACTGTTTCTAATCTTGTAACAACATTAATACTGTTATCTTGTCCACCAGAACTCCAACTAACATCCCACTCACCAGAATTACTAAACTCGCTTAGTGTTTTATCTCTGCTAAGTGTAAAATTATCAGTACCCCACCAACCTTTTGCGGTGTAAGTAATTTTTACTATGCTGCTATTTTCATAGTATGTTCTTTGAATATCCTGTTTTTTTATGTGAATATTCATTGATTCTCTTTTATCAGTTTTTAAATCAACTGTTTCAAATCTATCTTCCATTGACCCTCCTTTAAGAAAACATTCCTGGAAATTCAACATCATGTTGCAATTCCTGTATGTTCTCTAGTTCATCTGTTATATTTTCTAAATTGTCTATTGCTTCTTGTAACATGTCAGCTTTATTAGAACTTTGTAAGTTTTCTGGTAAGTTGTCTAACCATTCCTCTAACTCTTCTCTAAGTTGCTCTACATCAGCAATTTTTTCTGTCATGTCTAAAGTTTCGCTTAGTCGTGTAGCTCTACTTTTATATTTAGCCATTGTTCCTCCTTGTTTGCTTGTCTATAGTATTATACACACTTAACTAATCTTGTCAAGTGTGCATAATACCTGGTATGTTACTTGACTGGAGTAACTAACCTTCTACTGTATCTATCTGCTATTTCGTGTATCTCTTGTCTTATTTCTTCATGTTGTGCTACTTGTTCTGAACTTAGTTCGTGTGCATCTACAACATCTCCAGTAAATTCACGAATCTTAATAGAGTCATTATGATTTCGTAACCACATAGCTTTAGCGAATTTCCAATCTTTTTGATTAAAGATTACTAAGTTACCACTACCTAATGAAGTTGCAGTAATTTTACCATCAATGACATCACCATTAACAAAATGTTTACCATTAATCTCCACCTGGTCAAAATCATAACCTTGTGAATATTCAAAATTAGCTATTGCATCTTCTCTAGTTTCTCCAAATGATACAAACTCTTGCACCATAGTTTTCTTAATTTTGTATGCTTTCATTATCCTCCTTTGGACAGTCTTCGTATGGAAACTGGATTTGCTCTTCACACAAACAAAAGTTAAATTTTTCTACTTGTGTTTTATGTGTAAGGTTAGCCATGTCTTGCCAACTATGTGTTTTATTAGCCATTCCATCCTCCTCTGACATTAACACCATCTAACTCTGCTCGTTTTACGAATGCAGCATATTCAAAAGTATCTTCTTTATCAATACCGAACTCCTCACGATACTTAGATAGATGTTTGCTTGTTGTTGTTGAATATGGTCCAGAACAAATAACCGCTCTGCCATCTTTTACATAACCTACTATTGTGTAGTAACTATATAAAAGTATTACACCATCTTCAAAAGTCCTGGACATGCTGCCAGTACTATTAGTCTTTACTTTACTCATTTTCTCCAATCAATTTGCTTGTATTAACAACTATACACTATGTGTGTTTAGTTGTCAAATTTTAGTTTTTCCTTAATCATATCAATACGAATTTTTGTGTTAGATATTTCCTTATCAACATAAGTAAATCCACAATCCATGCATAGATATTCACTTTCTATTTTATTAACTTCATAGACTTCAATTTCGTTTTCAACATCTCTGTCTGTGTAGCTAACTTCACAATCAATACACTCTGTTTCATAAGGTACTGTAACCTTAAGATAAGGTGCTTGATTAGTTGTTTCTACTTCTAATCGTGTTTGTTCTAATTCAGCTAAACGCAATTCAGCTTTAGTTAAAACATCTTTCCAATCTACCATTATTTATCCTCCAATTTCTTATGTTTGCTCTATAGGGGAAGAGTTTTTATTTCTTCCCCTACTTGTCAAATACCTTACTCTTCTTCTTTCTTCGCTTCTTGTGTATCGCGATACCATCCTAACCAGTCGCTAGTTAGTTCACTATCTCTATAGATTCCAGTTGTAAATAACTGCGGACTTAATCCAGTATCATCTCCAGAATGGTCATAAATACTAACGCTAATATCTCCACCATCTCTAGTGATTTCATCTACAAAATTACTATCAATACCTATAAGGTCTAATAGACTATCTGATAGTTGTGTTAGCTTGAAAAAATCTTCATGGCTAGTTAATAAGTTATGATTCTCTGGCTTACCTTTTTCCCAGTTCATCTCTTCTAGTTGTGATAGATTTTCTCTTACTGTTCTTAGTAATACTGCAGTTGCTAATACTGTTGTCTTACCATACTTAATTTCTTTCATTATTCTCCAATCAATTTGTTTGTCTAAAGAACTATACAACATAGCTAATATCTTGTCAAGTATTTAAAATAACCTAAGTAATACTGGGCTTATCTGTGTGTGTTGTTCTTCTATTGTTACCAGGATTCTACTTATTGATAGTTAGCACACCACCCCGCAGTTTAGAAACAAAAGGTATACATATTGATACATACTAGATGTAGTACTACCACATATAGTGTATGTATGTACGCAATACCACGACATATGGTAGTACAATATATAGTAGTTTTATGGGATATACAAGATATAGGGGGGTTAAATGTGGGGTGCCTTGTGTGTGTGTGTACACCCTCTAAATATATGCTGTTAAGGGGTACTCTATATAAAGGTACTACATATAGTGGTGTACCTAATTGCTAGTAATTGTAACTTATAAAGTAAGTATCTTTAATCACTTATAAAAGAAAAGAATAGTGGTGCTAACCCTGTGTCACTCCCTCCCAAACCAGAATGAACTAAAATTAGTAACAAATAAATATATGTGAAGTAATAGGCTATCACCCTAGTTACCATGGTCCTGCTAATCCACTTTGTTTGCTGTGTTTATTGTCAAGATTCCTTTTCTAAAAGCAAGAAGAAACCTCTGCTTGTTTTTCTACTATACCACCTTACTTTAAAAATGCTATTATTTAAGTGCAGGGTTTTTGTTATAGTAGGAGTTTCCTCCTTTCGCCTACGCATATTCACACAGAAACCCTGCAGCTTTATTTGTATTAATATAATTTATGTTATAATAATTAAACAAGAAAGGCATGAGCAGTGATTCGTTCCTTCTGGAACATGTGCTTAACTCATAGCCCTCCTTTCTTTGTTTGTGTATAGTACAACCCCTACTGGCAACAGCAGGGGTTGCTGTACAAACAGCTAATAAAAAAAATTTTTTTTACACTAACCGCAAAACACTCGTTATAATATTTTTAACTTAGGAAAGTCCTAAGTTTTAGTTATAAATAAATATCTATAACTAATAGAAAAGAAAGTATGCTTTTCATCATATAGCGTTTGTGATTATGTGATTGATTTAAGTTTATTTTTTTTCTTTCATAACAGTAATGGACATACTGTACGACAAGACTCCACTTCGGTGGAGTTTTGTGTTATAGTAACAATAAGCAACAACAGGAGATAGAAATGCCTAATAAACCAGGTAAGAAAAAAAAGAGATACTCTGCAAAACGCAAGAGTAAAAGAATGGGTTACTAATGTTATCACCTAAACAAAAGAAAATTGCTAAACAAGCAAAACCTTTTGATAAAATTACAGGTGCTGATTTTAAAAAATTAAGAGATAACAAAAGAAGAAAGAAATTGTAATGGCAACATATCAGGGTAAGACTGTAACTTTAAATTCACCTAGAGCAATTAAAAAAGGTGAACCAGGTCATGGTCGTAAAAAATCAGTTGTGTATGTTAAAGATGGTGACAAAGTTAAAAAGGTTATGTTTGGTGACCCAAACATGAAAATTAGAAAAAATAACAAAGAAGCTAGAGCATCATTTCGTGCTAGACACAAATGTGATACTGCCACTGATAAAACTACGCCTAGATATTGGAGTTGTAAAGCATGGTAAAAATTAAAGGTGTTGATGTATCTAAGTTGACTAAAAGACAACAGGCAACTATGAAAAAACACGCTAAACACCATACAAAAAAACATATACAGTTTATGACTAACTCTATGAAAAGAGGTACTTCATTTACTAAAGCACACAAAAACGCACAAAAGAAAGTAGGTAAATAATGGCAGGTAGAAAAGTTAGTTGGAAGTGGGGTGGCAAAACTTATAGTGGAACACTTATACCTAGTATGGAAACTAAAACACATAGATTTGCTAGAACACACAATGGCAAAATTAAAAAACTACCCAAACGCAAAAAAAAATAGTTGATAATTAAATGTCCTCGTTGCGGTAGTGAGTTATTACCAAAACATGACATGAAGTGTAAGAACAAAAATTGTAAAAATTATGGAAAAAAATAAATTATGTTACGCAGGAGGATGTCATAGAGTATTGCCAAAAGGCAGGTCAAAATTTTGTAGCGATAGATGTTCTAACAGAATTAAAATGCAAAAGAAAAGGGCTAAAGACAAAGGTATAGAATGGAAACAAGAAGATAAAAAATTATCTATACCTAGTAAAAATGTTGAATCACGCAGAGGTAAAGTTTACAACGACATTGTTGAATCTGGTTTAGCAGAAGAAATACTTAAAGAAAAAAATACATTAACAGATGTAGCAAAAATATTAGGAACAACTGTTGCTGCTGTATCTATGGCATACAACGCATACATAGAAGATTTAGAAACAAAAGCTGCACAAGATAAATGGGAACTACCGCAGGTTGCAGAAAAATCATTAGAAAGTTTTAGTAAATTTAGAGATAGATATTTTCAAACAGAAACAGGAGAATCATACGAAACACCAGATTTTCATATTAAGTGGATTAACTCTATTTTAGATGCTATAGAAAATGGCGACCAACAAATGATACTGTCACCTCCACGACATGGTAAAACAGATTTATTAATACATTTTGCTGTGTGGCTCATATGCACAAAACCTAACATTCGTATTTTGTGGGTTGGCGGTAACGAAGAAATTGCAAAGAATGCAATAGGTTCTGTACTTGACCAACTAGAAAGTAACGAATTGTTAATAGAAGAAATATGTGGACCAGGACCTAAATTTAAACCTACAACAAGAACAGGTAAGTCCTGGTCACAAAGTGGTTTTACTGTAGGCACTAGAACAGTTACAGGTATTAAATCACCAACAATGGTAGGCATTGGTCGTGGTGGTAAAATACTTTCTCGTGATTGTGACTTAATTATTGCAGATGACATTGAGGACCATACTTCTACTATGCAACCTGCATCAAGAGAAAACACAAGAAGTTGGTGGACAACAACATTGTCTAGTCGTAAAGAAGAACATACAGCTATGGTTGTAATTGGTTCTAGGCAACATTATGATGATTTATATTCTCATTTGTTAGATAACGAATCTTGGAAAACAATTGTAGAAGAAGCACACGACACAGCTTGTAATTTACCTGACTGGAACGAAGATGAACATATAGATTGTATGTTGTGGTCTGGTAAAAGAACTTACAAATGGTTAATGGATAGAAAAAGAGCAGCAGAAACTACAGGTGGTAGAGCAATATATGAAATGGTTTATCTAAATGTAGCTATGCCAGATGGTCTTGCTTTATTTGACAGAGTAGAAATAGAAGAGTGTCGTGACCAAAAGCGTGACATAGGACATATACCACATGGTACAAGATTAATAGCAGGATTAGACCCTGCATCTACAGGTTATCAAGCTGCATTTTTGTGGGCATATGAACCAGTAGAAAATAAATTAAACATGGTAGATATGAACAACAGTCTAGGTGGAGGTATTCCACAAGCATTAGATATTATTAAAGAATGGTGGTTAAAATACAATTTGTCACATTGGGTTATAGAAGAAAATGGATTTCAAAAAGCAATAAGACAAGATAGAAGTATTAGAGATTTTGCATCTAAACATGGAATATTTTTAGAGGGTCACGAAACATTTAAAAATAAATTTGACCCTTTATATGGTGTTACAGCTATGCGACCAATGTTTCAAGAAAAAAATATTTCTTTGCCATATCTTAGCTTTCAAGCACAAGAAAAGGTAAACTTATATACAAGTCAGTTAGTGTATTTTAGTTCTGCTAAAAATAAAAGCAAAACAATAGGTACAAAAACAGATATAGTTATGGCTAGTTGGTTTCCAATGAGAGCAATTAGGCGTATGCAAAAAGAACGCTTTGCAGAACTAGGGTACGATTACAATCCTAGTTTTACAGGGTACGAAACAAGTAATATGGATTTAGATAATTGGAGATAGATGCCACTTAATAGCGAAACACTTTATGACAAAATAGATTACCTTAGAGTAGTTAATCAAGAACAAATGGTTGATAGGTCTAGGATTCGTGACATTATGAATGGCGGTGAAGCTGCTGTAAAAGCATTACTAGGTAATAGTATTAATGTTGAATATCACGAGTTACCTGCACCTAATTTATTTTTAACTGCATTAGAAAGATTTGCACAAAAACTTGGTAGAAACCCTGATTTAAAAGTTGATATTATAAATGAAAAAGATAGCGAAAGAGCTAGAAAAAAATCTGAAAAATTAGAAAGAATTGTTTTAGCATACGACAAATTTCAAAAATTACACATGCAATTACCACAAGCAGCAAGATGGTTGCCAGGTTATGGTTTTGTAGCTTGGACTATAGGACACAGAAAAGATAAAGATGGTAACCCATATCCATATGCAGAATTGCAAGACCCCTTTACTTGTTATCCAGGAACATTTGGTAATGACCAACAACCTCACGAACTAGCAATAATTAGAAGAGTTCCACACAATGTATTAGCAGAACAATATCCTGAAGCTAAAGGTTTTATATATCAATCAGAAGAAAATGATGGATTTCAAAATCCATATTCTGTTTTAATAGATTCTACAGATAGAGCAGGTAGTTGGGCTAATTCAACAGGGCATGGCAAAGTAGTTGTTGAATATAGAGATAAAGAAGGCACATATGTGTTTTTACCAGAAAACAAAAAAATTATAGATTTTATGCCAAATGTATTACAATCAGGTCCTTGTTTTGTTGTAGCAAAAAGATATGCGTTTGACCAAATGCAATCACAATTTCAACATATTACAGGTCTTATGGCTAATATGGCAAAAATAAATATTCTTGGAACTATTGCTATGGAAGATGCAGTGTTTACAGAAACAAATATTGTTGGTGAAATAGAATCAGGAAAATATAGAAAAGGCAGATTTGCAGTTAACTATTTAACACCTGGTTCACAAGTATCAAAACCAGTAAACAATTTACCTTATCAATTATTTCAACAAGTAGATAGGCTTGAAAGACATTTAAGACTTGGTGCAGCATATCCTGTATCAGATGATGGACAATCTCCAAATGCTTTTGTTACTGGTAGAGGACTAGAAGAACTAGGACAATCTGCATCACTACATGTAAGAGAATATCAAACAGTATTAAAAGAAGCATTACAAGAATTAGATGCTAAACGACTTGAATATGATGAAGTTATGTTTGGCAACAAAAGAAAACCTATTGCAGGAAGGCACAAAGGCACAGCTTACAAAGAAAGCTATACACCTAACAATGATATAAAAGAAGTTTATGAAACAAGAAGAGTGTATGGTGTAATGGCAGGATTTGATGAGCCACAAAAAATTATTACAGGTTTGCAATTAAAACAACAAGGAATTATTGACACACAAACTTTACAAGAAAACATGGATGGTTTAGATAACATTACAAAAATACAACAGCGTATATCTGCAGAGAAAGCAGAAACAGTATTGTTTGAATCATTAATGGCACAAGCTGCACAAGGAAATCCTAAAGCTACATTGGCAGCTATAGAAATTAGAAAAAATCCACAAAAAATGTCAGAAATATTAGACAAGTTTTATACAGCAGAAGGTGAAGAACCTTCACCAGAAGAACAAGCATTACTTGGACAAGGCGGTCCAGAAATTGCTGCAGGACCAGGTGGTCAACCTGCAGGTATAGCACAAGTATTAGGTGCATTAGGACAAGCAGGTCCTCCGCAACCACAAGGAGAACCAGTTGCCTGATATAAATAAAACTTTTTTTGACATAATTAATCAAGAAGATTGGTCAGAAGATGTATATGTTGGAGAGGAAAATAATTCAAGTACAGTAATGAAACAATTTCTTACTTTGCCAACTCCGCATCCACATTTTTTTATAAATTTAATATTTGAATATGAATACAATCCAGATTTAGGAGATAAATTATGGTAAGAAAAAGCAAAGAATTTAAACAAGCAACTGACATGACAGGTGGAGGTGCGTACCAAGATATTGTTGCACCACCTAGAAAAGAAGGCGACCCAACAGGACAAACTACAGCAATAGAAAATCAAATAGCTGCAGTTGGTGGAACACCACCTATAAATACTGGACCTCCAAGTCCAATAAATAGAGGTATTACACCACAACCTATTTCATTATCAGCACCTACAAATAGACCAAGCGAACCTATTACATCAGGTATTCCTTTTGGTCCAGGTAATAATGGACCAGAACCTTTTGTTACAAATACAGTAGATAATTTTTTAATGGCAGCAAGGAACATATTTCCAGACCCTATATTTGACCAATTACTGGATTCGTAAATGGTAAAACCATATTTCTTTATTCCACCAGGATTGGAAGAATATTACTCTAAACAATCTTCTGCTAATCAAAAAGAAGAAGCGTTATTTACAAAACAAATAAGTACAAATCCTGAAGTAGCAGAAAGAGCAGCAGATATAAGTCGTACATATCCTACATTAGATAAACGACTAATTGCATATTTACCACAAATGGGTATAGATGCAGATGATGAATTGTTATTAGATGTTGCTGCAAAACAATTTAGTTCACAAGAAAAACAAGACAGAGAAAAAATAATTACTGATGTAAGTCCATTTAAAAGATTTACACAAAGTGCCATGTTAGCTTTAGAAGCACCTTTTCAAGCAATATCAAGAAGTTTTAAATCAGCAGCAGTTGCATCACAAGCTACAGATACAAATATAGTTAAAGGTGTTTTACAAAGTGGATTTTCAGGTTTGGCTTTTACTAAAGAAGCAGCAGATATAAATAGAAGAGTATCTTTGGGAGATAAATTTGCTGATGAGTATAAAAGAGCTAGAGAACAATATGGCTTAACAGAATTTGCTAGGGCAAAAGAATCAAAAGAAAAATATGGTATAAGAAACTTAGGCACTGGATTTTTACCAGATTCTTTAGAATTAGAAAGCACAGAAATTTATAAACAAGCACTACAACAAGGAAAATCACCAAGAATTGCTAAAAGAGAAGCAGCAGCAGTTTATGGAAATCCTATAACAGAAGAATTTTCAAAAGATGAAAATCAGTTTAAATATGAAACAAAAGTTGCAGGAGATGTAAATATATCTCCAGGTAGAATACTTGCAGGTACTTATGCACCAAAAGGTTCTGTTGCTTATTCGTTAACATCAGCTTTAGTAGATGGTGTATTTAGATTGGGTGCTGACCCTACTAACTGGCTATTTGCCTATGGTGCAGGTGTTAAATCAGGTGCAAGGTCTATTGTATCTACAGCAGAAAGAACAGCATATGTAAATAGAACTTCAAAAGGTGGAAGAGCTATTAGAACTGCTTTACCATTTGGAAAATCTGGTAAAGAAGCTAGAAGAATGGTTTTTGGTAAAACCGCAGATGAAATATTAAATTCAAAATGGGGTGCAGATTTTATTACTGGTCTTACCAAAAACGATTCTATTGCTAGATTAAACGATATACCGCAACTTAGAAATATAGACCCTTACATTAAAAAATTATTAGTAGGTGTTAAAGATGAAGATGTTATGCGTGAGGTTGTAAAAAGTCTTATGCGTGGTGGAGATTTAGAAGGAATATTGTTAGCACCATATTCAGGTGCATATTTTAATTCAAAAGTTTTAAATGAATTAATTAATACAAGACCTCTTAATAAATTACCAGTACAACCAAAAGCATTACCGACACTTGCTAACAAACTTATTGAAACATTACCTGGTGTTAAATCTACAGATATTGCACCACTTCGTAGAACTGTTGGTGCGTTACTAGGTAAAAGAACTAATAATCCTTTTGGTGGTGTTGTTGGTTTAACAGGACAGTTATCAGGTGTACTACCGATAAAACTTAGAAGAGCATTTGGTTTAGCACCATCAAGAATTGCATCTGTAAATTTAATGACAGAAACAGCAGATAATTTAGATAGATTAATGAAAATATCAGGTGCTGATTTTGCTCAAAGAGATGAAATAATATTTCAATTATTAAAAGCTACAAATCAAAATGAAGTTAATGCTGTAGTAAATAAAGTATTTAGAACTATGGAAGATTCTATACAAAAATCTAATCCTGATTTAACAGATGAAGATGAACTATTTGATTACATAGCAAAAGTATTTCAAGATGAAAGTAGAGAAAGAATGTATTTTTATGGTGAAAAAGGAATACCAATGCAGTTTCCTGGAACAAAAATTAATACATCTTCTATTGTTGATGCAGATGGAAATATTATTACTCAATTAAATGAAGCAGTACCTACAGCATTTTCTTTAAGAGAAATGGCAGAACATTATGCAGTATTGCCAGATTACGAAGATTTACTTAGAGCAACATCTACTTTTCGTAGGGTAGTTGGACCTAAAGGTAGTCGTATGAGAGAAGTATTTTCTCAACCTATGTCGTGGGAAACAGCACAAGAAATATTGCAGTATGCCAAAATACCAAGAAGAGGACTTGAAAAATCTTGGAGAACAAGAGGAATAGAACAAATTGCACCAGAAGGCAGATTGCGTTTTATTTACAATGACATTGTACAACAAAGAGTGTTAAAACCTGCTTGGATGCTTAGAGCAGCATTAGCAATTCGTGTTCCTGGAGAAGAACATGCAAGAATGTTTTTTAAAGGTGTTCCTACAGTTGTAAACCATCCATATGAATATCATTTGTTAAATCCTTTTATGATGAAAATGTTAGGTAGAGCAGACAATCCAACTGTTTCTCTTGTTGACTCTACAAAAAATGTTATTTTTAACACACGAATAATGAAAGATGAAGTTGCAGATGTTGTAGAGCTTTTAGGTAATGATGAATTAATTAATGGTTTAAAAAAAATTAATTATGATGAAATACAACAAATATTAAAAACTTTAAATTTAGGTGTCAATATAGAAGGTCAAGTAGGTGGTCGGTACCTAAAAGCTGTTTTGCAAGGTGATGATGCAAGATATTGGGAGTTTGAAGATATTGTAGGAGAACTTAAAACACTTTTAGATGATGGCGTAATAAATAAAAAAACAGTAAGTCAAGTTGCTGATGAACTATCAGCTATGATAAACACTACAGATACAACAGGTGGTTCTTTTGCATTAAATCAAAAAGACCCACTTAAATATGCAGATGACACAATAGGTTATGTTTCACCTTACAAGCCATTACAAAAAACAATTACAGATGATTATGTAAATCAACAAGCATTAATAAATAACACAAATAGAGAAAATGCTTTAAAAATAATATTAGAAGATTATATATCTGACCCTAAAGTTAAAGCATTGTTAGAAAAAGAACGACATGTTTTAGGATATTATTGGGATGCTACTAACAAAGTATGGAATTTTGATGTTAGCGTTGCAGTTCCTAAAATTACAAAAAAAGGCGATTTAGCACTTCGTGACACTATAAGGCAAATACAAAATACAATAATACTAGGAATAAAAGGACATCAGCAATCAGTATTTATTCCTAGAGATGTTATTGATAGTTTAGGTAACGCTTTACCAAATGATTTAAAACCATTATTAGATGAAATAGATGAAGGTTATCTTATATATCTTACTGAAGAAGTTGCAGGTAAAACAAGAAGTATAAAAGATTATTTAACATCAGAAGTAAATATAAACACAGTAGTAAACAAAAATGTAATGGAATATTTATATCAAGAAAATTTTAGTGTGTTACAACAAATTGTAGATTCTTCTCCTGGAACATTTGCTTCTGCAAGAGTTAATGGAACATTTTTTAAACATACTGATGAATTTATGAAAGCATCAGCAGACCAATCTATAATACAAAGACTTAGACCTGGTAGAACTAGAAATCAAATTAGAGATGATTTTTACGACACAGTTACTAAATATGATGCAAGTGGAAATATAAGACCTGAATGGTGGAGGTTTTTTACTACAAGAATATTAAATTTAGCAACTGATGAATTACATATTCGTGTTGCAAGAGATGGTGTAGATGAAACAGTTAGTTGGTTGCAAAATACAAAAACAGGAAAAGAATACATAGAGCAGCTTATTAGAAAATCTGAAGATTATGATATGCGTAAAGAATTACTTAAAGAAGGCGGTGTAGAAAAGTATGTTAAAGCTGCAGCATATAGAATAGGTCAACTACAAGGAAATCCTACAATAAAAATATTTGATGATGCAGGTAATGAAATAATGAGTAGATATAACGACATACTTAAAAAAAGTGATGAAGGCGAATTTTTATTTCACACATACGAAGTAGATTTAACACAAGGCTCTAGACAAGTATTAGATTTTATTGCTAATGGTGGATTTATAGATGGCGAAGATTTTGTAGAGTTTGCAAGAAAAGTAAACATAAATACTGCTAAAAAAAGTTTTATTAATAGTTTTATGCCTTCTTTTAAAAAAGCATTTCAAAAAGATATTGTAGATTTAAAATTAGGTGCTGCAGAACTTGCAGGAAATATGAACAAAGAATATATGACAGATGGAGTTAATGCACAAAATCTTGGAGAAGCATTAGATATATTTTTAAGAGATGCTTACAGTATGTTGCTTACAAGACCATCAGACACTTTAAATAGAGAACCATTATTTAAGTGGGCGTATTTTCATTTATCAAAAGATGAAATACCATTTTTAACAAAAGATGCAAGACAAGAGTTAGCAATATTTGCTAATAAATGGTTAAAAGGTTCTGACTTAAATAAACAAATACAAAACGCTATAGAAACAACACCTATTGACCCTAAAGAATCAATTATGACTTTAGATGATATGGACCTTAGATTAAAATCAAAATCGTTAGAGTTTGTAAGTGATTTGTTGTATGCAAGTTCAGATAGACATGTGGCATCAGATGTATTTAAAACTTATGTTCCATTTCCAGAAATATGGGCAGAAGTTCCTAAAACATGGTCTAATTTAATTAAAGACAACCCACAAAAATTTTATAGAGCAAACTTAGCTATTCAAGCAGGAGAAGAAGGCAAACCATGGGATAGTCAAAATGGATTTTTTGAAGAGGACCCAGTATCAGGTGAATTAATGTTTAATTGGGTTGATGTATTTAATGTTATGACATTAGGAATACCTAAATTTTTAAATAGAAAAATGCAAGAACAAGCAGATAAAAATTTACCTAGTGCATTAGGTAAAGCATCTGCACCATTACAGACTGCATTTTTAGGTAATAACTATCAAGAAGAAGGTGTAAGAGTTAATCCACAAGGTTATGTATCAGGACTTAACTTAGTAGCTGCTAATGGTTATTCTCCTGGCTTTGGTTGGTCGGTAACTGTTCCTTATAGAACATTTACATATCGTTATGGAGTTAACCCACCAGAAACATTAGAAGAATTTATATTAGGTTCTTTTGGAGATAGAAGAGAAAGATTTTCAATATTAGACCAAGTAGGTTGGGCTAGAGATATTATAAAAGGTTCTGATATTGCTAGAGATATTTTAGATAATGAAGAATACGCAAATGCTTATTTTGGAACAGTAATGGATATATACACAATGTTATATTATGCAGGTGAATGGACACCTGATGACCCTACATCACAAGATAAAGCATGGGAACAAGCAGAACAAGCTGCATCAAATCATTGGATATTTAGAGGTGGTGCTAAGTTTTCATTACCTACTGGTGTACAACCAAGATACGAGTTAGAAGATAAAGATGGTAGATGGTGGCAGATACAAGCATTAACACAAAAGTATTCAGAAATGTTAGTAGAAAATGATTACGATTATTACACAACAACTAATCAATTTATTGACAAGTATGGTATAAACCCTGTACCGCTAAATGCTAGAAAGACAGCAAGAGTTGGTAATAGACCTGTAACAAAAGATGCGTATAAATTTTGGTCTTCAGAAGAAAATGAACCATTGTTAAATAAATTTCCATTAACAGGTATTTATCATTTTCCAGATAGTTGGGATGATGAGTTTTCTTATGATGCTTATTTAGATGCTAATGAAAGGTTAAAACCAAGTCAATATGGAAATTTATTAAAACAAACACTGTTACAACTTGAATTAAGACAAGAAAAAGCAAGAATAAAAGCAAATCCTAATATTACAGACCCAGATGGTGTTTTATCTAAATTTAGAACTGAAAAAGAATTGGAGTATGGTGTACAAGCATTTGGTTCATTAGGTGAAACTGTTAATCCTGCTGAATGGGAACAAAAAATAGTAGAGGCATATCAATGGGATAAAGATGAATTTTTTAGTCAAAGTCCTACAAATGTACCACTACAAATGTATTTAAAAGAAAGAGATAGATTTATTAGATTACAAAGAAATGGTGGAACTTACAAAGGTATAACTGTTCCACCAAATGAAACTGTTGATGGTGCATATATAAAGAGTGAAAGAAGTTGGGGTACTGACATTAGAAATGAATTACATTCTTATGCTATGCAATTAATTAGAAAATATCCATCTCCAGACTACCATTGGAGTAATATGTATTATGGTGTATTTTATAGAGAAACAGATAACAAGAGATATGGAGATTAGCACATGAGTGGTATATATGTTGTATCAGAAAATAAAGAAGATAGAAGAATATACTGGGGAGATTTATTAGATTGGTATCAAGCAAATCCTACAGAATTAGAAGGAAAAACAGTATCAGATATTATTAAAGATATTGTTAGTGTAGTAATTATTGCGGAATTTAATCCTGAAGGTACAGCATTTACAGGATATAAAGGACCGCCATTACAACCATTAACACTAGATGATTTATTACAAACTGGTGCTGATTATGGAATTGATTTTAGCAAAGAAGAAAATGCTTTAGCAACAATAATAAGAGAGGGTGTTTTTAGTGATATTCCTGGTGCAGCAATTTACAAATATCAAAATCAACCTGCTTTACAAATACCTGATTTACACACAATAATTTACAATGCTTTATTAAAAGTAAATTCGGCAACAGAAGATGCTAAGGCATCTGAACAATTTAATCAAGAAATTTTAAATTACAATACATCAGAATTATCTATGTTGTATGGAGTATTTGAAAATCCTGACCAAAAAGAATCTGCTGTAAATGCAATTATTGTAGATTCAGAAATATCAGGATTAGCTGCACAAGATTTTCTTCCATTAACAGATGCAACAGGACAAATTACAACTGAATATTATGGATTGTCAGAGGGATATGTTATTGGTCAAGATGGTGTTTTTATAAATGCTTATGATTTAGAAAGCGACCCTGTAACAGATAAAGCAGGAAACATTGTTAACGCAGTATTTAAGTTAGGAGATGCAGATAAATTAGCACTAGAATTGTCTGCACCACAGATAAAAGAATTACATGATTTTATGATTCTTACTGATAGAGAACAATACGCACCACTAATAGAAAATGAAGGAAGGTTAAGTAGTAATAATATTGAGATAGCTTTCCTAGCGTTATTAATGGCAGAAGCTAATAACAGCGTTTTAGCAAACGCTTTAAATCCAGATATGTACGACAATTTAGTAACAGATTTTAATTCAGATTTTTCACATTGGAATAATTTAGGATTTGGTTCTAACAAAAAAGGTGTTGTCAAAAGTTTAATAGATAAAAAAATTGCAATAGATGAGATAGATACTTTATCAGGTGCAGGTACTCCATATTGGAAAAAAAGGTCTTATAATTTAGTTAACCCTAGTGAAGCAGAAATGGAAGCAGAACTATCTTCTTATTTTAATAAATTAGGACTAAATATGACATCATCAGATGCAGTAAGATTTGGTAAATATTTATTAGAAACAAGACAAAAAGAAGCTACAAGAGAATTAGAAATAGAAAAACAATTTGATTTGTTTCAAAGCGTTTTACCTTCAGAAGAAAAACTAGCAACTGTTACAGAACCACCAAAGATAGAAGATTTTGAGGACAAAGGTTTATATGTAAAAGCATTAGCAGAATATGAAGAATATAAAACTGCAGTAGAAGAAGAAAGAGTAAGAACAACATCTACTGGTTTACAGTACATATCTGCTACAGAAGAATATTTAAGAGAAAAATATAATCAACCTAAATTAGAAACTTACAACGCAGAGTTAGAATTTAATAAAATAATAGAAACACAATTAGCAGGAAGGATTGGTGCAGTTAATACTAATAATGGATTAAGAACTGCAGCAGCTAAATTTCAAAATAGATTTATGAACGCACAAAATTATTTAACTGGAGGAGGTGTTAATACATAATGGAAGAGTTTGGACCATTAGATTGGTGGAAAGGAAAAACTGTAGAAGAAATGCGTAATGACTTAGTTAGTTTAGCAAAAGGTCAATATTTTGATGATGACAAACAATATGCTTTTATGGCAAGTAAAGAACTTGTTATTAGAAGTGGTGAAGAATTAAACGACCAGACACCAGAAGGACCAGGACCTGAAGAGTTTATGCAAATGGATGATGAAGATATAGTAAGTTCTTACATATCAAATATTAAAATGTACCCTGAATATGCAGACATAAAAGACCAAGAAGGTTTTGCCGAAGCATTTTTACCTGCATTAGAAAATATGAATAATGTTGCACAACGATTTATGACAGGTACAGGAAGTCGTGATAACCCTATGTATAGCAAATTAGAATATGGAGATGGTATGACTATTGCAACAGAAATATATACAGGTGCAATAACAGATTATATTGCTACAGGATTTAGAAATAAAGAAGAGTTTTATGAATGGTATTTAAGGGATGTAGCAAATTTACAAGTAGTCATGCAACCAGGACAAATACAAACAGAAGATTTTAGTGTTGTTGATAAAGATTTTTATAATGATGGAGGACAAACAAATGAACCATTTGTTGACCCTATGCCTGTACCAAACACCAGGTTTCCAAGAAAACCAGAAAAATCAGATGAAGTAAAACCTGAAGAAATAAATCCTAAATTTAGTGATACATCTAATTTACAATTTGATAAATTTAGAAGACCAGGTAGTTACTCATTAAATCCTAATGTGCAAAATTTACCACCAGAAACAAATCCTATGCAAAATGGACAAGATTATTTTAATATGTTAGCTGATGTTCGTAGGATAAAACCAAAGAGTGGAAATACTATTAAAGAAAAAAACAAACCAGAAAAAAGAAGGTTTTTTTAATGATTGAAGTACATTATTTAATGACAACAGCAGATGAAAAAGAAGTTGAACTTTTTGTTGAAAATAAACCTAAAGAGTTAATGAAGTATGGTTTTAAAAACGAAAAATTGTGGACTATGTTTTTAGATAAGGATGACACAGTTTCTATAGAAGAAATAGAAGAAGCTATGAGTTTAGCAAGTAATTTATAATGTCAATAAAAAAAGCAAAAGAACTTGAAGAGTTAAAAAGAATAGAAATATTATCACAATTTTTTAACGAATATGCTGAAATATTTGATTTGTATTACAACGAATTTATTAGTGCAAAACAAACTATTGTAGAAGATAAAGGTTTAGATGTAGATGAAATGACAGATAGAATTTTTTTTGAAATATTAGGAGTAGAAAAAAATGATACTAGAACTTTTGGTAACATTAATAACCCAAATTCTTTTCTTTTAGAAACATCTGATGAGGTTTCTTCTTTAACACAATCTGAATTAGACAAGATACCAGATTATACAAATGAATTTGATGTCAAATTAGATGGGCAAGGAAACTCATTACACAACCATATATTAAACAGAGTTATTGGAATAATGACAGGTAGCGGTACATATGTAGGAGAAGGTAAAGATTTTAACTTTTTTCAACTTCAACAAGATGCACCAGATATTTATAACGCATTAATATTTGGAATAAAAGAAGGTTATTTTTCAATAGAATCAGATTTTTCACATATTGCTTATAGAACTTCTTCAAATACTACAAGTTGGAATATGACAATAAATGAATTTAATCAATTTTTAGATACACCACCTGTAAATGGCACAAAAATAAATGCGGAAAATAAATTATTTACATTATTAGAAAATACTTCTCCAGGTGCAAATAATACTTTAATACCACAATTTACTTTTAAATTAGTTCCTAGTGATAAATTGTTAGCTCTTGAAAATATAACTGCAGACACTGTTAGATTTTTTAGCCGACTAAAAAGCATAGGTGGTGTTCCTGCAGGTGTAGCAGTAGGTAGAATGAACCTTCATATTAATGATGAAGCTATTGTTGATGCAGATTCAATCAAATATTTATTTGCTACATTATTTGATTTAGATAGAGGTGAAAGGTCAACTTTAAATATAAGTAACACTGTAATTAATGAGATAATGAGTGAAATGGGTTATCCCCAAGAATATGTTTATTTTGAGTGGGATTTTATTCAACCTGCTAGTGCTGATGGTTTTGCAGCATTGTTAAATGACATAAGAGTAAATACTTTTAAAAGTAAAGTATTTAATAAATTTCTTCTTAGTGAAAATAGTCCAATAAAAACATTATTGAAACATATGAAAGCACATAAAATACCTTTGACTGCTATGGTTGCACCTGGAATGCCGCACTTAATAAATTTATATCAACGATTTGGTGCTATGTTATTGCCTGGCAGAGAAGAATACAAAGACATGAACAAAGGTTTAGAGGGTTTAACTACAACTGATACAAGAGTATTAAATGGCGGAAGCATGAATGATATAGAAGTATTAATTCTTCCTGAATATATAGATAATCCTAAAGTAGTTACGAAAGTATTTTCACCAATGTCCTCATCTTTAACAGATGCAAGATTTGTACAATTAACTTCAAAAGCAACTTGGCTAGATTCTTCAGGACAATTTAGAGAAATTGATAAAGGAAGTATATTAACAACTAATCAATATAGGTATGTTAAAAAATTATCAAAACAAACTGGTGGAAATATACCAACAAGAAAAAGTTTAGGTAAATATTCAACAGATATTGCTAAAGGTTGGATGGCACAAAGATTTACAGATAGTGATTTAGGTTTTATTATGAATCCATTAAATATAAAAAAAGAACTTGTAGCTCCTGATGGGTCACGAATTTACAATCCTGCACTTGGTTACGAACAAAAAAAAGTAAGGTACCCATCTACAGAAGGATGGGATAGTAATAAACCTACGCATTATAGTGATTTTTATTTACGATTAAGAAAATCTATGGCATCACTTAATTATGAAGAAGAGTTTTTAAGAACTTTGTTAAAAACATTTTTAGGTGGAGAATACTACGACAATGAACAAAGAATATTAGCTATACCTGCAAATGACAAAGGTGGTTTTGTATTTTTAAACACATCTAACAAAACCGCAGATGATTTATGGAATATGCTTTTTATATTAAGAGGTAATAAAAATGTATTACCAGATATTTATTTTGATGGAAGAATAGGTAATGTAAATTACACAGAAGATGTAAGAAAAAAAATAAAAAATTTAGATAAAGGAAACATAACATCTTCAACAAATGGTGCTGCAGTTGCTAGAGTATTAGATTTGTTTAACGAAGTATTACCTGGCACTACATTGTCAGAACCACCAACAGGATTTCCAGAAGTATCAGGTGCTGATTTAGGACCTGGAACAATTTATAGATTAAGTAAAATTGCTGAATACAATCCTGAATTATTATATAATTTATACAAAAAATTTGAAACTACAGATTTGATGAACAATTTACCTACAAATATAAAAAGCAATTTATTGTTTATAGATAGTCTTATTGAGATAGATAACATAGATGTTTTTGGTGACACAAGAATAGATATGCCTGACTTAACAGTAACAATGGAAGAACTTGCAAAATCTTTACAAGAAAATTTACAAGGTTTAGAAGAAAGTTTAGGAATTGATAAAGATGAAATAAATACAGTATTACAATATGCACAAGGACAAATAGGTCGACAAGAAGGTATACAAAGCTCTAGACAACAATCACAACAAGGAGTAGAAAGACTTAGAGGACCATATGGTCAATTACTTCAAGCATTGTCTGATGATGATTCACCTGCTTTTCAAACTAATTATTTAAGTGAAGATGCACTTACAGAAAATGTAACTAACATGGAACGAAGTTCATACGCTATAGATGATGGTGTACGATTTTTTGATTTAACAGAATTTGATGATTATAGATTAGCTGTTATGGGGTTGACACAAGGTAATTCATTTATGTCTGGTATGAATTATGAAGATGCGGTAGATATAGTTAATACTTTTGTTACTGCCGACCCAGAGCATAGATTATACGCTTATAAATTTTTACAAAGAATGGATGGCACAACTGTTATACCATTTGTAAATGAAAACACAAAAGATATATTTAAAAGAAATTTATTAATTGCTAATAGAATACTACAGCAAGGCAACGATAATTTTGTAATGGGATTAGGTAATGTTGATGAAGTAACTAATTTACCAAAAGCTCAAATATTACATTTAGATGTTGCACCTGTAAAAACATATCCACCTGTAGATGCACAGGGAATACATATTTTAGAATTTGATATAGGTATGAGCCAGTATATAGAGTATGGTGCAGAACAAGGTACATACACAAGACATTACACACAAGTTGCATTTTCTTTTGATGCAGACACAGGGGAATTAAGAATACATCATTATGTAGATAACTTACCTACTAGCGATACACAAAGTGGAATGAGTCAGTTATTAAGTGATGCTTTAGTTCCACAATATGCTGTTAAAGATTCTGCAATTATAAAAAGTCTTATGGAAATATATGGAATAACAGATGAAAACAAAGTTGTAGATGGCGACAAATTTTTGCCTGAATCAGTTGGTACTGATGGTAATATTCCAACACTAAGAGTGCTTCCTGGCAGAATAGCTAAGTCATTTGGATTTTTAAAAGTTGTTGATAATGACCCTGATGCAAGTATGTATAGCAAAACATGGGGAGAAACTTTAGGTGGTTTATTAAGAAATAGAAGAGTTAATGTTTTATTTGGATTTAATGAAAAAATAAATATGCCATTAACTGATGCTTTTATTGAAGCAGAAGAATTGTTATTAGATGATGGTGTAAGAATAAATCCAGTAATAAATAATCCTATTCGTGTACAAACTGGAATTACCGCACAACCATTTAAAAATGATGATATAAGTATTTTATTAAATGATGTCTTAGATGAACTACAAGGATTTAAAAATACACAAGACAATATGGGTGGTGTAGTATTTGAAAATGTAGATTTTGTTTTAAAAGGTAGTAGTGGAGATACAATAAACCTTACTGCAACTATGGATATTAATGGAGTGTTAAGCAATATTAATTTTTCTAGTCCTGAAATGACTCCTGACCAAATAGTAAATGTTATTGATGAACATATTAAAAATGTATTTACACCAGAACAACTAGAAACAGCAAGAAGTAGAAGAGTTCCAATGTTTAAATATTTTTGGTTATATCCTACTGTAAACCCTACAGGAAAAAAACAATTTATAAAAATATTTGACCAATTAAATAATGAAGTATATCAAGTTAAAGAAGTAAGATTTACAAGTGATTCTACTGTTACTTTTGTCGGTGATGTTGAAGATGCAATAGATTTTAATAATATAATGAGAGATAAAAATTTTAATTTTACTCGTACAGAAATTCCTCTTGAAAACACAATAGATACTTACAATCCATTTCTTACAAAAGTTATGGAAAGTGAACCATTAACTGCTAAAACAAGCATAAACAATACAGGCGTAGAAATTTATGAATTACAGAATAGAAATAATAAATTGTGGCAAAACACATCATCTCATTCAACAAATCCAGAAAGTTTTACACACGACTTATATCCAGTTGGTAATACTGGCGACCCTAATAGAATAGGTTATTCAGTTGATACTACAAATTATGGTGATACTGTAATGCCAAGTGAATCAGGATATAACAGTGAACATAATGGTCTTAGAAGGCACAGAAGAGTTACACCAACAGATATTGCTAATGTAGCAAAAAAATCTCCTTCAATATTTAAACTTGCATTTACACCAATAGGTGGTGCATTACGATTATTAGAAAAAATAGATTTTGCTGACAAAATAGCAGTAGCAGCTATTAAACCAGTAGGTGGCTTGTTGTCTAAAAGCAAAATAATACAAACAGGATTTAAAAAAGGATTTGGTAAATTTGGAATTGGTGCAGCAGGTGGTGCATTAGCAGGAACTGCAGCAGCACCAGTTGTTGGAGGTTTATTAGCTATATATGCTGCTGCTGAAATAGGTGCTTTGATGGTTGGATTAGTAAAAGAAGGCGACTTATTTAGTGACACACATAAACTTATGAAAGAATTAAGAGATGATAATCCAGGAGATGGTGCATGGAAACGCTTTTGGACAAGCACAGGTAAAAATGTATGGAAAGGTTTAGAATGGCAAGAGGACCATTCATTATCAGGATATATTGGTAAGAAAGTAGTTGAAGGTGTAGGTTATGGTATAGAAGAAGGTGTTGGTTTATACAATCAAAAATACAATCAAAATAAAAAAGAAATAATAAACATGTCAAACTATGCACAAAACAATTTAGATATATTTAATAAAGTTAATACATATAATCCTAAATATAATGAACAATTTGACAGTATAAATAATAATTTTAATATTGCACAACAAGAATATGGAACTGAAAATTATCAAAAAAATATTTACAATCAAATGAATCAAATAAACAATTCACCATTGTGGCAAAAAAATGATGAATTGTTGTACAATGGAAACGAAGAGTATTTATATACTGTTGACAATTATATTAAATTAGCTGAAGAATTTGAAAGCATAGGATATTAATGGCAGACAATTTTAAACCAGAGTTTGTAGAACCAGATGAACTTATATCTGTAGCAGGTGTTTTGTATGGTGTTATATATATGCAAGTATATGATGTAGAAGGTAACAAAGCAGGATTATTGCCTATATATTTAAAGGTAGATAATCCAGATATGTTAAATCCTGGACATGTTATTGATGCTACATATGACAGCATAGATGCACTTGATGAAGCTAATGGAGAATTTGTATTTATAGAACACTGGCAAGGCATGAGTGAATTAATGACAGTTCAAGAATTAGAAAATTCAGGATTTACTACAACTGATGCGTTGTTATCAGTAACACAAAATCAAATGGAAATAAAAGCAAAATTTTATGGCGACCATTATTTAGATTTAGATATGTTGTATGCGTATGGTTTATCAGCTTTATTAGATTTAGATACTGTGCCTATTGAAATATTACAAGAAACAAGTTTTTATAAGGATAATCCTACAGATTCAGCAAGAGCATGGATAGAGTACGAAAATAGATTTCCAGATGAAGCTGCAAGTATTATTGCTGATAATTTAGCTTATTATAAATTGTTTTCAGGTGGTGCAGGTTTAGCAGGAGAAGGTGTTAATGATTTAATTGCTGAATTAAACACAGCAGTAATTACAGGTAAATTAGATGAAGCTGTAGCAGGAGATATTATTAAAAATTTAGGAGATTCAGCTAGATTAAAATTGATGGGGGGTAAATCTATTATTCCAGAAGAATATCATCAATACATTGGCAAAATAAAACAAACACGAAATGGTTATGCTGCAGCAGAACTTTTAATATTAGATTATGGTGGACCATTACTTTTAGATGGTTATAGGACAAATGGTAAGTTAGATGAAATTGCAAGTAAATTACGATTAGATGCTGAATTTAACACAAGTACTAATGAAACATTAATAAAAGAAGATTTACAAAAAGCAGCAGATGCTTTATATCCTTTTGCAAAAGGCAGTAAATATGGAAACTGGGGTTCAAGTTTTGAAAGTTTAACAAGAAATATATTAGGACAAACAACATTATCAGAAGGACAAAAATTAGTTGTTGCTAGAAAAGCACAAAAATTTCAAGGTAATTATGAAGATTTTGAAACATCTATGTATCAAGAATATATAGACACTCCTTTTGTACAAGAAGAAATATTAACAAAAGCATCTAGAAGTTTAACACAAGATATATCTGGTGTGTTTAACGCATCAACAATTTATAAGAGGTAATTATGGCACAAGTAGTAGTATTAGGACCAAATGGTGCAAGAACCACAGCAAACAATGTAGCAAGACCAACAGACCCAATAGGACCAGATGGCAAACCAGAATCAGAATTAGACAGATTATTAAGAGGTGTAATACCTGGAAGAGAAGGTTTTAAAGGCGGAGAAGAAGTTGGAGTTGTTACAGAAGAATACGAAGGAGATTCACCAGGTTTTAAAGCAAATGAATTTAGAATTACAGCTTCAGGAAATTTAGAGGAATTAGAACCACCTAAAGCTAGATTTACTACTAAAGAAGAAATGGCTAAAAGATACCCATATTTAGATTCACGATTGGTAGATGTTTTGTTAAATGCTTACACAGAAACACAAGATATGGAAGAATCATTAGATGAAATGAGAGCAAATCCTTTAATGGATGAAGTATTTCCTGGTATTAGAAATAAAGATACAGGTGTTTTAAGAATGACAGAGGTAGAATATTTATCTGCAGTAGATACCATGCAAAGTTATTTAAGAGATTACAACTTAAATCCATCTGTGTTTGCGGATGATATAGTAGCTGCTATTGCAGGTAATGTATCTCCAGATGAATTTGGTACAAGATTAGAACTAGGTTATGAAGGTATTATTAATAATATACCTGAAGTTAAACAAGCATATTTAGACAATTTTGGTATTGATTTTCCTGATGAAGTTATATTTTCAATGTTTATATCACCTACTGTTGGTGATAATATATTAAAAGGACAAATACTTGCTAGTCAAATACTAGCTGAAGCTGAAGTAGCAGGTATGGGTATGGTCAATGTAGCATTTGCAACAAGTCTTGCAAGACAAGGATTAACACAAACACAAGCTAAAGAAATATTTCAAACTACATCAGCAGTTGTACCAGGACTTATGGGTGCTGCAGCATCACAAGGTAGAGGATTAACTGAAGAACAATTTATTGGTTCACAATTAGGTGAAGCTGATGATATACAATTAGTACAAAGAATAACTGAACAACAAGCATCACAATCTGCAGTAAACTTAGGTGCAGCAAAAGCACAAACTGGAGAAGTTACAGGATTAACTGAACAATAACTTGCACCTTATAAATATCTGTTATAATTAAATTGACCCTATAGATAGGTCTGGGGGTTAAACTTGACCTTCATTTTGTAATCGGTCTTGATGCCTACTGACAAGACCTGTCAAATAAAAACAGTAGTGTAAGACTAAAATACAGAGGTTACTCTACACCTCTTGTAAAAATATCGTAGAAGAATGGACAATAGAATAATGACAGAAGAACTAAACAACTCTGACACAGGCGATAAAAACTGGAAAGAGATGAGAGAAAAACTTAATCTCTACGAAGCAAAAATCGCAGAATACGAAGGTAAAGAAAGACAAGAAGTTTTTAAACAAGCGGGTCTTGACACTACTAAAGGTGTTGGAAAAGCAGTTGAGATGATGTATGAAGGTGATTTATCTGTAGAAGGAATACAGCAATACGCATCAGAAGAATTTCAAGTTGAGTTTGGGAATCAAGACAGATTACAAGATAATGTAGAACAAAGTCAAGATAGATTAAACAATATACAAAAAAATTCAGTTGTAGATTTATACAACGAAGATGTAGTATCGCAAGTTCGTGAAGTAGAAAAAACAGGCAACATACGAAATTCAATAGCTGCCAAGTTATCTGTTATAGAGGAAGCGAAGAAAAACTCTAAATAGATTTTCTAAACTTCTTCAAACAATTTAGACAATTAACTTATAGGAGAAGTAAAAATGGCAAGTATTTCGTTAACAAACGATACAATTTATGCACAAAACATTAATAACTTTAGTGGTGAGTTGTTTAAAGTTGGTGGTCAAAGAACACCATTATTGTCAGCAGTTGGTGGTTTAAATGGCGGTAAAACATTAAACTCTACATATTGGCAAGTCCAAGTAGAAGATAATGCAACCATTTCTTCAGAACCAACTAAAGGACAAGAAGGTAGTAGCCCTACAGAATATCTTGGTAGAGATAGAGCAGCATATACTTATGTAACTCAAATTTTCCACAAGGGTGTACAAATGACCTACACAGCTTTAGCATCAACAGGCAACCAAAATCCTTTTGACTTGTCAGCTAATATTGCTAATTCATCTGATGGAGATGGAACAGTAACAGCAGCAGATAAATTAGGATTATTTGGTGGTAACCCAGTAAATGATGAATTTGCATTACAGCTTGAAAAAGCTATGGAAAAAGTAGCAAGAGAAGTTGAGTGGTTTGCATTCAATGGTTCTTTCTCTGATGGTGCTAATACCACCCCAGGGTCAGGAACAAGAGAAATGTATGGTCTTGATGTATGGATTACATTAAACAAAAACGCTAACAACTCTGCAGCAGTAAACCCACTAGGTGGTAACTGCTTCTACAATGACACAGATGGTGATGGAACTGGTTCTGCACAAGTAATCAGTTTTAAAACTATTTCAGGTGCGTTAAAGAGGATGTATGATAATCATGCACCAATGAA